CCAGGGCTTGATAGTGGAGGCCGTCGCTTGAAGGAACTTGAGAACATCGTCTTGCTGCCAGCAGCGGACAAAACTCCAGAGCCACCAGCAATGCTTGGTGAGGATGGTAAGATTTTTTGGAATCGAATCTGGGACAACGCCATCGGCTGGTTGTCGCCGCATTCGGACATGGCCGCAATCGAGAACACAGCTAAACTTGCCGACGCGGTAACCGCCGCCAGGACCAAGTACATGGCAACGCTGGACTCGGCTGATGGTCGAGCTTACGTACAGATTAACAAAGCATTCACCGACGCCCTAGCTTCGCTTGGGTTTGATCCGGTGTCACGCTCGCGACTAGGGGTAGCAGAGGTGAAACGTGTCAGCGCAATCGACCAACTCCTCCAAAAGAGGAACGAACGCAAAACAAATTAAAGGCTGGCCGCCGAGATACGTATCTCCGGTCAGTGCTGATGAGCTTAAGCGAAGTCGCGGTCAAAACATCATTGACTTCTCTGAGACTTTGTGCTCAATCACAAAAGACTCAGTAGCTGGAGCTGCTGGTGAACCGCTGGTATTTCGCGGTTGGCAGTCGGAGCTAACAAGAGGATTATTTGCAGAACGACCTGACGGTTCGCTCAAGCATAAGCGCGCGCTGATCGGCTTGCCTCGTAAGAATGGCAAGTCCGCTTGGTTGTCGGCGCTAGCCCTTGAGCACTTGGTCCTGGGTCCAACAGGTGGGGAAACCTATTCGTGCGCAGCAGAAAAAGAACAAGCAAAAATCGTGTTCGGCACTGCCAAGCGCATGGTCGAAATGCAGCCCGAATTATCAGAGATTCTCGATGTATATAGAGACGCTATTTACAATCCAAAGACTGGTTCAGTCTATCGGGCTCTTTCGGCAGAAGCCTTCACAAAGGAAGGTTTATCACCGACCTTCGTGGCTTTTGATGAGCTTCACGCTCAGCCAAACCGTGAACTTTTTGACGTTATGTCTTTGGCAATGGGTGCTCGTAAAGAACCATTGCTTGTAGCTATTACAACCGCAGGGGTCAAGGTTGATTCCAGCGGAAAAGATTCGCTGTGCTACCAGCTCTACGAATACGGAAAGCGCGTAGCGAGCGGAGAAGTTGTTGACCCAAGCTTTTACTTTGCTTGGTGGGAAGCAAATCCTGATCTTGATTATCGGGACAAACTAGCTTGGGAAACTGCAAACCCAGGTTTTAATGACATTGTTGCTGAAGATGATTTCGCCTCTGCGGTACTGCAGACCCCAGAAGCTGAATTCAAGACAAAGAGATTAAATGTTTGGACGTCGACGTCTGATACTTGGTTGCCTCATGGCTCTTGGGACGCTTGCGCTTCTCCACTTGGCCTCGAAGAAAATACAAAAATCGTTCTTGGATTTGACGGATCATTCAACGGAGACTGCACGGTAATTGTCGCGGTCACCTGCGATGAGACACCGCATATTGTTCCGCTAAACGTCTGGGAAAAACCAGAAGAAGCCGGAGCAGACTGGCAAGTTCCGATCATGGAAGTTGAAGAAGCTATCCGTGCAGCGTGCCGTCGTTACGACGTCGTTGAAATTGCCTGCGACCCTTACCGTTGGGCCAGAACCTTTCAGGTTCTCGAAGACGAGGGTTTGCCGGTTGTGACTTTCCCGCAGACAGCATCACGTATGACACCTGCAACCACTCGGTTCTTTGAGGCGGTTGTTAACAAACAACTCACACACAACGGAGATCCTCAACTTGCTAGACACGTGGGTAACGCAACTCTTCGCGTTGACCAGCGCGGCAGTCGATTGGCAAAAGAAAAACGAGGATCCACTCGACGGATTGACTTAGCAGTCGCTTCTGTCATGGCACTCGAACGCGCAACGTGGTGGTTTGGTCAAGGAGATTTCCTACCAGCTGCCTTTAACCTTTATGACTTGGAGGGGAAAAATGAAATTCCGACTAACCTTGGATTTGATGACGACTATCGCTGAGGTAGTCGGAGCAAGTTTGATTGTTTCTGGAATTGCTGTCTTGCTTGGTGTTGGCGCAGGTCTCATCGCGGCAGGAGTAGCAACATTGGCACTCTCGTTTCTAGCATCGGTAGGTTCTGAATGAGTATCTTCACGCGTGGAATTGTTGGACGTTATCCCCAATTCAACAACTACGTCGCTCCGCTTTCGCAGCTTTATGGCCAGACTAACATTACGTCTGCCGCTGGTGAGCGCATTGACGAGTGGTCAGCCCTTGGAATTTCCGCAGTTCTCGGTTGCGTCTCCTTACTCTCGGACACCGTAGCTTCGCTGCCACTTCGTGCCTACAAGATCAAGAATGGTAAGCGCGTCTCGGTTGGATTACCGGATGTTTTGATGTATCCAGACCCAGAGTCAAACATGTTTGAGCTTATTCACCAGATCATGTTTTCGCTTTCTTTGCACGGTAACGCTTATGTGCACAAAGATGTTGACAAGCGCGGAAACATTATCGGCCTTGTCCCACTTCACCCATACCAGATGCAGGTACTACCAACCGGCGACCAAATCGGCCGTAAGTATCTCCACCTAGGAAATGAAATTGCTTCCGACGAGCTTATGCACCTTCGTTGGATAACACCACCTCAGTCCCTCGTGGGCGTCTCGCCAATGATCCAAAACCGTAACTTAATCGGTATCGCAATGGCTATGGACCGTCACATCGGACAGTTCTACGGCGAGGGCGCAACACCTTCATCGGTTGTTGAGACTGATCAGAAGCTAACACGCGAGCAAGCAGCTCAGGTTCGCGATACCTTCATGAACACTCATCGCCGCCACAGACTCCCAGCGGTTCTCTCAGACGGTCTTAAGTGGAAGCCAATTACAACTTCCGCTGCCGACATGGAAATGATTGAGACCCGCGAACAGCTCATCCGCGACATCGCTCGTGTCTTCCGCATTCCCTCACATTTGATCTTGGCTTCTGGCGACAATCAGACATATCAGAACGTTGAGCAAGCCTCGATCAACTTCTTAACTCACACCATCATGCCGTGGCTTCGCCGCCTTGAGGTTGGTTTATCTCAGCTTTTCCCAGAAGGTACCGACGTTGTATTTGATACTTCTCACCTTCTTCGCTCAGACGCTCTTAGCCGCGCAAAGGTTAACCTTCTTCACGTACAAATGGGTGCTCGTACACCTAATGAAGTCCGTGTTATGGAAGGTTACGAAACATACGACGGTGGCGATGTCTTTAACCAGGCTCTTACCGGCAGCGTAACAGCTGGCGGACAGGTTCCTAGCCTTGGTTCAGATGGAGACATCCAACCTCCAATTATGGGTGTGATCGAATAATGGCTGAAACATTCCGAGCACCAAAAGCGGTGCGAGATGAAGCAGTCGCATCAGGGGTAACGCTTCCAGATTTTCTAGGCATTGCGAACATTTATGAAATTCGCGATAGCTCATTTGGAAGCAGCACGCTTGAATGGACAAACAAAATCATCGCTTCTGCGGAACAGCGCGCAGTAGAAATAATGGAAGGCAATCCAACAATGGCTGAACTACGTGACGGAGACGCGCTTCACGGCGTCATGGCTGCAGATGCGTCAATAGATGCAGCTCAAGCCCTTCTCGCAACAATCATGGACAACGATCCGATTATCGCTCAAGCTTATTATTTAATCTGTGCTGCAGATCTTGCTCTTGACCCAGTGATTGACGCTCTTGGTCTTACCGATCCAGATGACGACACTGAAGAAAACTCAGCTGCAGATCCTGCAACAAAGATGCTTGACGACGATGAGGACAGCGAAGATGCTTGGATTGCACACAATGCAAATCCAGAAACTGCTGAATTCCTCCCAGATGATTCAGAAGAAGAGCGAGTTTCTTCGGCTCGAGTTGGTGAAGGAACTTATGTTTCATGGCCAACATCTACCGGTCGCTCACGCGGTCGCGTAGAAAAAGTTACTGCAAGAGGTACAGCTTCTTCATCCGATGGCTATACAATGGAAGCCACTGATGATAATCCTGTATTCCATGTGCGCGTTTACAAAGAATCAGGTAATGGTTGGGTTGCAAGCGATCAAGTGAACGTTCACCGCTCAAACTATTTGACCATCATCAAGCCACTTCCATCCCCAAGAAAGGCCGATATGACAATGGTCGAAGAGCGTAAAACAATGATCCGTACCGCCGAGCGCATCACAATGGATGCCGAGATTCGCGCAGTAGATCAGGAAGACGCAAACTTTAAGATTGCTGGTTATGCGGCAACATTCAACCGCGAAGCGACAGGATTAAACTTCCGCGAGGTTATCGCTCCAGGAGCTTTTACTCGCACACTGTCAGAAGACAACGCGGTGTTTCTTTTGATTAACCATGACACAGAGGGAATTCCTCTAGCATCAACACAAAGCGGAACAATGCGCTTGTCAGAAGATGCACAAGGTTTGCTTATGGAAGCAGATCTTGACCCACAAAATCCTCGTGCCCAGGAACTTTTCTCAGCCATTAAGCGCGGCGACGTCAACAAGATGTCATTCGCGTTTTCAGTCGGTGCAGATGGACAGACAAAAGAAGATGGACTACGTACGCTGACTGATCTTGATCTTTACGAGGTATCAGCCGTAACTTGGCCTGCTTACGACTCAACAAGCATTGGCGCACGAAGCGCTGAAGCAGAAGCCGAAGACCTTGAACTTGCTAAGCGTAAGCTTGCTCTTCGCTTCAATCAGTATTCCCTTCGCGTAAAGCGTAAGGGTTAACCCTCGGCGCAATAGCCCCGACGGTCATTCATGCCCACTCACTAGAAAGGGTCAAAATGACTCTATCAGCAAAGCTCAAGGAGCAGCGCGACGCTCTTGTTGCCGAGGTTGAATCAACCATCGCAGCAGAAGATGTCACCGCAGAAGCTCTCGCATCAGCTGAAGCAAAGCAAGATGAGGTTGCTTCACTTGATGAGCGCATTGCAAAGCAGGAAGCTGTAGAAGCTCGCTCTGCTGCAATCGCAGAATCACGCAAGGAATCAAAGGTTGCTGTCTTCGGCGGCGCCGTTGTAACTCGCGAAGCAATGACATACGACAAGCACAGCGAAAACTCTTTCGTTCGTGACATGATCGGTGCTCAGCTACGTAACCAACCAGAAGCTTGGGATCGCCTAAACCGCCACGCTCAAGAAGTTGCAGTCGAAACTCGTGACATCGGTCTCACAAACGGTACCGGTGGAGATTTCGTACCACCAATCTGGCTCATCAACGAATACGCAGAGTTCGCTCGTGCGGCTCGTGTAACAGCTGACTTGGCTACAAAGATGGCTCTTCCAATGGGAACAGATTCCATCAACATTCCAGCAATTACCCTCGGTTCTAAGACAGCGTTCCAGAACCCAGACAATGCTGCGACAACAATCCGCGACATGGTTACATCGACCGTTAACGCACCAGTACGCACAATCTCTGGTTACGAGAACGTTTCGATTCAGCTCGTTGAGATGTCTCCACTTTCAGGTGGCCTCGACCGTATGGTCTTCGGCGATCTCATGGCTGACTATGCTCTCCAGCTCAACACAGCAGTCCTCGGAAACGGCGACGGCACATCAGGCACACTTCGTGGCTTCATCAACCTTGGTGCAGACACAACAAACGGTATCCCAACATCATGGACTGAAACAACACCAACAGCTGTCGGCGGCCTCAAGGCTTTCGCTGCTGGTATCAGCCAAGTAGTTCGTAACCGTTACCGTGACGTAGAGGCAATCGTTATGGCTCCAAGTACTTGGTACTGGTTGTCATCTCAGACTGACTCTGCTTCACGTCCACTCATTGTTCCTAAGGCTGCAGGTCCATTCAACGCTTCTGGTGTTGTTGACGCTCCTGGTGCTTCTAAGGGTCTCGTTGGAACAATCCACGGTGTACCAGTTTATGTTGACGCAACAATGCCTCTCAACTACGGTTCATCAACAAACCAAGCTCCAGTTCTCATCGGTAAGTTCTCAGATTCTTACCTCTTCGAGTCTGGTGTTAAGACACGCGTACTTCCTGACGTCCTCTCAGCGAACCTCACCGTCCGCTTCCAGGTTTACGGATACGCAGCACTCGCACACCGCTTCGCAAAGGCTGTTACAACAGTCAGCGGAACTGGTGCAGTTGCACCTTCAGGCTTCTAGTAGCCTTAGTCGCGACGCTGGCTCTATCATTTTTGGTAGAGTCAGCGCCTCGGCGCAATAATTAAGGGGAAATTATGGGGAAAGCTATATTTCTTGAAGGTTTACAAGCCGCAAGAGAATTGGTTACAAATAAAGGACTAAAAGCTCTTGATGATTTGATTAAAGAGCACGAAGAAGGGATGTTCGAGGCTGAAACTGCAGCAATCGAACACATTCGCGAGACTAGGGGTGCTTGGGAATGAAACTAAAAGATAAAGTTTGCATTGCAACTATTAACGATGGCAAGATTAACGCTCAATTAGCCATTGACTTGATTCATATTGCACGTCAAAGATTTGACCGTTTTGACTCTTATGTCCAGGTTTCCAATTCTGGACTGATTACTCGCTCACGAAATCTGCTCATTAAAAACTATCTTGAGCAAACAGATGCTCCATGGTTACTGATGATGGACGCTGATGAGCGAATGACACTTGAAAACTTTGATAAACTTATTGCAGCAGCAGACGTTGATAAGCGTCCGGTAATGTCGGCGCTTGTATTTGCGGCATTTTTTGATGATGAAGATATGCTTCGACCAGTACCAACAATCTATAATGAGATTCCAGGTCGAGGACTTGTCAACATTGATGATTATCCAATTAACGAAGTAATTAAAGTTGATGCCACAGGCACTGGTTGCCTTCTTATCCATAGAAACGTGTTGCTTGAGATACAATCTAAGACAACAGAAAACCAGGGTAAAGACTGGGCTTGGTTTATGGATGGTCCGATTGGCGGACGCTGGTTTGGTGAAGATTTGTTGTTCTCAAAGCGTTTAGCTTCGCTTGGAATACCGCTTCATGTGCATACTGGCGCTATTTTGGCTCATAAAAAAGACTTTTGGCTAGATGAAAGACACCACACACCATTTCGCGATTACGCGATCAAGAATAAAGCGACAGAGTAAGACGTTAACCCCTGGCGTGACTGCTCTGTCGCCCCTAACACTAAGGAGTCAATGTGACATCTTCGTATCCTAACGGCATCGATTCATTTGTCGATCCACAGGCAACGGATACCCTTGACTCCGCAACGGTTCCCCATCACACTCAGCATGCTAACGCAAATGATGCGATTCATGCTATCGAAACTGAGCTGGGAGTACTCCCTAAGGGAACAAAGGCAAGCGTCAGAGCTCGTTTAGATGCAGTTGATACAACAATTGCAACAATCTCATTAACCCCTGGAGCTACAGGACCTACAGGACCAACAGGTCCAGTCGGTGCTACCGGAGGAACCGGCGGCACTGGAGGAACTGGTGGCACGGGTGCAACCGGCGGAACCGGTGCTACTGGTGGAATTGGTGCTACTGGTGGAATTGGTGCTACTGGTGGAATTGGTGCTACAGGTCCAGTTGGAGCTACAGGACCTCAAGGTGCAACAGGAGCAACTGGACCTACAGGTCCAATCGGAGCCACTGGTCCAACAGGTGCTACCGGATCAACCGGAGCCACAGGTATTGGTCAAACTGGAGCAACCGGTCCAATCGGGCAGACTGGTCCAACCGGAGCGACTGGAGCCACAGGTCCTGCCGGATCAAACGGCGTTTCCGGAGCGACTGGAGCCACTGGTGCTACCGGAGCTACCGGTCCAACAGGTGCAACCGGAGCCACCGGTCCATTAGCATCAAATAACGCTCACGCTTCTGCTCGCGTTGGTACAACTGCAAATCTTTCTGCTACTTATACCGCTGGATCTGCCGATGCGGGCGGTGGCTATGGAATTGGTGCAACACTTACTGGTTCATCAAACGGAATTGCAACAATTGACGGCGTAAACGTTGCGGTAAATGATCGTGTTTTAGTTAAAAACCAGACCACTGCAACACAAAACGGTATTTATATTGTTACCGATGCAGGAAAGAACAACCCTGCGGGTCGTCCATACATTTTGACTCGTACAACCGATTACAACAATTCCATTGCTGGCGAAGTTGAATACGGCGACTATCTCTATGTCGTTTCAGGTTTAACTCAATCTGGCACAAACTGGATTCAAAATAACGTCGGAACTGGAACCAACGGTTACATCATCATCGGAACTGACTCAATCACTTTCGCTCAAACTGGCGGCGTTGGTCCAACTGGCGTACCAGGTGCCACCGGCGCTACAGGTCCTGTTGGAGCCACTGGAGCTACAGGAGCCACTGGAGCAATTGGAGGAACTGGTGCTGCCGGTGCCGTTGGTGCAACTGGAGCTACAGGTCCTGTCGGAGCCACTGGTCCTGTTGGTCCAACTGGTGCAACTGGTGTTACTGGTCCCGCAGGAGCTAACGGAACAAACGGATCTGTCGGCGCAACTGGCGCAACCGGACCGACTGGTGTTACAGGTCCAACTGGACCTCAAGGTGGAACTGGTGGTACCGGTGGAACCGGTGCCGCAGGAGCTGCCGGATCGAACGGCGCTGTCGGCGCGACAGGAGCTACCGGACCTACTGGTCCAACTGGTGTTACAGGTGCAAACGGAGGTACCGGAGGAACTGGTGCTGCTGGTTCTAATGGTGCAGTTGGTGCAACAGGCGCGACAGGACCTACTGGTCCAACAGGCGTAACTGGAGGCACTGGAGGCACTGGTGGAACCGGAGCCGCTGGCTCAAACGGTGCAGTTGGAGCTACTGGTCCAACCGGACCAACGGGTGCTACTGGACCACAAGGCGGAACCGGTGGAACAGGTGGAACCGGAGCTACTGGCTCGAATGGAGCAGTTGGTGCCACTGGTGCTACTGGACCCGTCGGAGCTACTGGACCGGTCGGAGCTACTGGACCTACTGGTGCAACCGGCGCGACTGGTGCTACTGGACCTTCCGGAACTGTAAGCGTTCAGACCTGGCGTTATACCGCTTCAGGTGGAGAAACCAGCCTTTCTGGTACAGATTCCTTCTCGACCAGCTTGACCTACACGGTCGGAGCCGAAGAAGTATACATAAACGGCGTTCGATTGGTCCGAGGAACCGATTACACGGCTTCTACGGGCACTTCTATCACCGGTTTAACAGCTTTGGTGGCCGGAGATTCAGCCGTCGTAGCTTCTCCAAACAACTTTGCCGTAGCTAACGCCATCCCAATAGCTACCGTGACAGCTAAGGCTGACCTCGTGGTCGGTACAGGATCTGGTTCGGTTACAAACCTTCCGGTGGGAGCCGATGGCAGCACACTCGTTGCAAACTCTTCTGCTGGCGCTGGAGTGTCTTGGACAAGTCAATTCCTAGCGGGCAAGAACAAGATTATCAACGGTGACTTTGGTATTTGGCAACGAGGAACTTCGTTCTCAAACCCTAATGGTGTCTATACCGCCGATAGATGGTATTGCGGCTATGACGGTTCAGGCTCAACAAGAACTATTAGCCAGCAAACATAGCACAGGCGTATCGTGGGCAAGTCAATTCCTAGCGGGCAAGAACAAGATTATCAACGGTGACTTTGGTATTTGGCAACGAGGAACTTCGTTCTCAAACCCTAATGGTGTCTATACCGCCGATAGATGGTATTGCGGCTATGACGGTTCAGGCTCAACAAGAACTATTAGCCAGCAAACATTTACCGCTGGAACTGCACCAGTAGCAGGATATGAAGGAACTTACTTTTTGCGTATAGCAACAACCGTTGCTGGCTCTGGACAAACCTACGCAAACCTTTATCAACCTATTGAAGATGTAAGAGCATTTGCAGGTCAGACTATAACCCTTTCTTTCTGGGCTAAGGCTGATTCTTCTAGAACATTAACGCCAACTTACGGACAATCATTTGGTACGGGTGGTTCATCTGCCGTTTATGGTTCTTTTTCTGCGCTCAATTTAACTACCTCTTGGCAGCGTTTTAGCACAACAGTAACTTTGCCAAGCATTAGTGGAAAAACTATTGGCACAAATTCTCAACTGCAAATCAACCTAACATTTCCTCTCAATGCAGTTTCTACAATAGATTTTTGGGGCGTTCAAGTAGAAGCAGGTTCGGTGGCAACACCATTCACAACTGCTACTGGAACACTCCAGGGGGAGTTAAGCGCCTGTGAAAGATACTACGAGAGAGTCGCTCCTGGAGTAACTTATGGATATTTTGGAAGAGCCCAAGTTTATTCCTCTACTGGTATAAACGCTTTTATTGAATTCAAAACTACAAAAAGAGTTATTCCGACTGCAATAGATGCCTCGGGCTCATTCTTTATGAACAACGGAGCGTCTCAAGCAAATCTGACTGGTTCTTTTACTTTAGATGCAGGAAGCACACAAAAAGTTGGTTCTGTCCTGAATACAGTTTCCTCATTGACGGCAGGTACTCAATGGTCGCTAGGCGCTAATAACAGTGCTGGCGCTTATATCGGATTTAGTGCGGAGTTATAATGAACATTGAAACCATCAAAGTAACAAACCCTTTTGGTGAAGAAGTAGAGAACATCATTATCACTAATGAGGATGGCTCTTATACCTCAATGCCTAAAGCCCTATATGACACACTCCCATCCAACTCTTCTACACCACAGGCAGGTAACTAATGAGCAGAGCGCAATTAACCTCAACGGTTGAGCAGAATACAGGTGGGGCAGTATCTCCTTTTGCTGCTGGTAAGAATTTTGTAGTCAATGGTGGGATGGATATTTTCCAAAGAAATACCACTATTACAAACGCTGGCGCTTCTGGAGTTTTCCTTACAGACCGCTGGCAGGTTTATTGCAATACTGCCACAGGCCGTACTTGGTCACGACAAGCAACCAGCGATACAACCAATCTTCCTAACATTCAGTATTGCGTTCGCCTATCTCGCAACTCAGGCGATACCCAGTCAGGCTCAAGCAACTCACTTCGTATCTGGCAGAACTTTGAAACAGTAACTTCAATCCCACTAGCAGGGCAGACAGTAACTCTTTCGTTCTATGCCCGCGCTGGTTCGGGAGCAACTGTAAGTTCCATCAATAGCGTTATTCGCGTAGGAACTGGCACAGACCAAAACGGCTTTTACTCTGGCTACACAGGTCAAACAGATATAGCGACAACCACAACTGCTATTACTGCCACTTGGAAGCGTTATTCAGTAACCGTTGCAGTTCCTTCTAGCACTACTGAACTTGGCGTGTTCTTTGAATATGTCCCAACTGGTACTGCACCAGCCAACGACTACATTGAATTTACAGGCGTTCAGTTAGAAATCGGTTCAGTTGCTACACCATTTGCAAAGGCATCAGGCACACTCCAAGGCGAGTTAGCCTTGTGCCAGCGTTACTATCAATCTCGTAGCGTTATGTATAAATCAACTTCATCAGGTGGATTTTCAACAAATGCTTATGATTCAGGTATATTTCCTACACAAATGCGCGCAACTCCTACTCTTGTATTTACATCAGACACAGGTACTTCAGGAGCAGCAAATCTTTATGTGAGCGGTAGCGCTACTGCTTCTACAGCAATTTCTATAACCGCTGCTGTAGACGGGTTTCGGGGTAATTTTTCAAATGCGTCTTGGGGCACTACCGCCAATGGTGCTTTTTTGGCTTATTCTTATACGGCAAACGCGGAGTTATAATGGATTATACATACACAATACAAACATTTACAGACATAATGGGTAATACAGTTACCAATATTTTGCGTTCAGATTATTCTATTATCCCTACCGATTCTGCCAACTCAGACTACCAAGCCTATCTAGCCACACTTGCAGCCAACTCAGCCACGCCACAGGCGTAGATTTGCCAGCCTAGCCCCCTGAAAGTGTAAGGTATTTCCTACCTAGAAGGGGGTATGGCAATGGATATGCCTGATGTTTATTGGGTCAGTTTCAAGAACGCTAGAGGAATTGAATACCAGCAGTTGATGGAGAAAACAGAACACAACGGCTATGTTCAGTATTTGATTTTTGGGTATGAAGTACCTCTTGAAGAAAGAGAGATTATCAGCGCCATTCCAGTCAAGATTGAACTGCAACACTTGACTGAGAGTTTGCCAGAATGATTTTTTATAAGGATAAGTTTCGCGGCAGAGTCAAAAAGCGTCGGCCATTTTACTATGACGCGTGGATTGAGAAATTAGAACATAACTACCAAAGTTGGTATGTCTATGATGGCCCTTACAGATTCTTTACCAAATCCTCTGCCAACCGATATATCAATCG